AAGGGCTTCGCCTATGGCGAGCGTGATGCCATCGCCAGCGATTGGGCCTTGCGCGCCAAGCTGGTGGATGAATACGTCGTCAAAATGAAGGACGCCCAGGCCTATGCCGACGCCAACGACCTGGACAACAGCGCCGCCCGCCGCGCCGAGGGCGATGCCTTGATTTCCCGTATCAACGAAATTGACGCTAAGGTGAAAGCCACCCGCGCCGATGTGAAGGCCGCCCGCACCGAAGCCGAGGCATTAGCCTCACGCAATGCGTCAAGCATGGGCGACGACGCCATTCGTATGTATCGCGAACATCAGTCGGCCATCGACGCTAACGCGAAATCCATTGATGACCTCAACGGCAAGTATGACAAGGGCATCGCCAAGAAGGCCGAATACGCCAAGATGGAAGTGGCCATAGCCGAAGCCGTCAAGCTGGGCACCTTGACCCATGCGGAGGGCCAGGCCAAGCTAGAGGCCTTCGCCGCTGCCCAGGACAAGGCCACCGAGTCCTCCCGCTCCCGCGCCCAGGCCCTATCCGCAGAGGCGCAGGTCGTCGCCGACGTAGAAAAGAAATACGGCCTCATGGCCGGCCAATTGGATGCCGTCTGGAAGCTGGAGTCTAGCCGCGGCAAGGGGGCCGGCACCGACTCGGTGCGCTGGGTCAAAGACCTGGCTGCCGGCGAAGGCCACATGACGAAAATTGTCGGCCAATTCCAGATGGCAGAAAGTACCGCCAAAGGCTTGGGCGCCAATATGGCCACCTTCAACGGCCAGGCCGACGCTGCCGGCAAATACTTGGCCGAAGCCGCCGCCAAGGGCAAGACCCTCTGGGAGCAGTTCGCCTACTACCACGGCGGTCCCAACGAGAAAGCCTGGGGCGAAAAGACCCGCGCCTATGCCGACGCCGCCGTCAAGATCGTCGCCGATGCCACTGGCACCATGGAGGACCTCGGGCAGAATACCGGCAAGGTCATAACCGACAGTCTCAACCAGGCCAATGCCGCCGTACAGGGCCTCATCCAGCGTTATCTGCCGGCCCGCGCCGCCGCCGAGGAGTATGCCCAGGCGCAGCAAGCCCTGGCCCTCGCCTCCGACGCGGCGGGACTGTCCCAAGAGGAGCAGGCCATCATCCTGCAAGGGCTGCAACAAGACCTTGAGAATTCAAAAAACAAGGCTAGCGAAACCGCGGACGCCTGGGCCGAAGTCTGGAAAAACGCCGTCAAGCGCATTGACGATACCTTCGCCAATCTCTGGGAAGACCTGTTTTCGGGCGCCAAGTCCACCCTCGACAGCCTGAAAAAAGCCATCACCTCCTGGCTGGCGGAAGTGGCCCATGCCCTCATCACTAAGCCGCTGGTGGTGGCCATTACCACCGCCATGACGGGCGCCACGGGCACGGCAGGGGCGGTAGGGACGGCGGCTAATACCGCTTCTGGCTTGAGCAGTTTCAGCAATATCGGCTCCCTGTTCTCGTCGATTTACAGCCTTGGCAGTACCTTTATCAGCGGCCTCTCTGAAGGCATTATGGGCATGTTTTCGACAAACATGTTTTCCACGCTGGGCACTGCCTGGGGAGCGGTGTCAAGCGGGTCATCCATGGGCGCCGCGGCGGGCGCTGGCGTGATAGCAGCCTACGCGCTCCCCCTGGTCGCCGCCGGCGGTTTCATCCTCAGTAAGTATTTCAAAGACCAGGAGCCGAGATACGGCGCCTATGCTGCCACCACCAACGGCCGCACCGACCAATTCGAGGATGAGGTGGGCGCCAAGGGCGGTTTCGGGCTGATTTTCGGCATGAACGACATGGGCACCGCCAACGTGGACGCGGAGGAGATGCGCAAGACATTCGAAGGCTTCGCCGCCGTCTCCCAGGCCCTCGCCAGCTTCTACGGCAAGGATGTCGAGGCCAAGGTTAAGAGCAGCCTGGAACAGGCCAGCAAGGACAACTGGGGCAAGAACGGCCTCATGAACTACGCCATGAATGCCGAGCAGGCGTTCGGCATAGCCTTCGCCGATATCATCAAGCACGCTGCCGCGACGGGCGACGAGGTGGCCATCGTTATGTCTTCCGTGGTCGGTAGCCTCTCCGGCACCCTGGAAGAGATGGCAGACCAGATCGAGCGCGGTATGCTGGCGGCTAAAGCGGCGGTGGGCATGGCCGAGGCCTTCCAGGGGCAGGAGATAGGCGACCGCCTGGATCTGAGTGAAAATGACACCCTGGGCAACGCCCTCAAACTGGTGGACTACGCCAACGCCATGAAGGAATCCGGCGAGACCACCGCCGAGGCCATGGCGCGCATGGCCCTCAATCTCGCCGGCCTGGACGCCGCCCTCTATCTCACCGGCACCACCACCGACGCCACCGGCATGGCCTTCGTCACCCTGGCCAACGACCTGGCTAAGGCCGCTGATGAGGCTAAGATCGGGATGCAGGGGCTGGCCCAACTGCAGGCCGCCTATTACCAGCATTTTTTCACCGAGGAAGAACGCGCCCTCAAGCAAAAGGAGGACAGCCTCAAGGCCATCGACAAGTGGAACAAGGACCAGGGCCTGGAGGGCATCGACACCAGCGAGGAGTTCCGGGCCTACATCGAGAGTCTCGACCTCACCACGGAGGCCGGACGCGCCTCCTACGTCGAGGCCATGAAGCTGGTCGGGGCCTTTATCAGCCTAGATGACGCCCTCGCTAAGCTGGACGACACCATTGATGACGCTACCGACGCCTTCGCTGACCAGCGCAACGCCCTGCGCGATCTCGCCGAGCAACTGGACCCCACCAATTACCTCTCGCAAGAGCGCGTCGATCAGGCCGACCAAGCCCTGCGTGATGCGGGCTATCTGGGCAACCTGCGGGACGCCACCGGCATTGCCGAGTTCATGCGCCTGCTGGCGGAGATGGACGATGCGGGCGGAGAAGCGGGGGACGCCCTGCGTGAGTTTTTCAAGACCTATGAGGAAGTGTTTGACGCCCTGGTGGCGGCTGCCGAACAACATGCCGACCTGATGCTGCGGCTGGCGGAGGCCCAAGGGGATGACGCACTGGTGCGCCGCTTGCAGCGCGAGCGCGAACTGGCCGACGCCCTGGATGACACCAACCGCGCCATCCTCAACAAGATTTATGCCTACGAAGATGCCCGCCGCGCCATGGACGAGGCCTATGCCGCCCTGGAGCGGGCAGTCAATGCCGAGCGGGACCGCATCCAGGAGACCTATCAGGCACGGGTGGACGCCATCCAGGCGGAACGCGAGGCATTGGATGAGGCGCACACCGCCCGCCGCGAGGCGATCAATGCCGAACGCGAGGCCATTCAATCCCAGATGCAGGCTGCGCAAGAGGCGCTCTCGCGCGTCTCCGGGATCGTGGACAGCATCCAATCGGGGCTGGACACCCTGCGAGGTCGCGCGCAAGACCCCGGCATGGCCCTAGCGACCGCCAGAGGCCAGTTGGCGACCTGGGCCGGCACTGGCACCTTGCCCGAGCAAGACGCCCTACAGCGGGCACTGGGCGCCATTGGCAATGATGACCGCGGCAACTATGTCAACGAGCTGGCCTATCGGGCCGCCCAGCAAGCGGATTATGCCAATCTCCTGCAATTGGAAAAGCTGGGGCTGGCGCAGAAGACCGACGCCGAGAAGCAGTTAGACGCCCTGGATAATCAGACTCGGTTATTGGATGAGCAACTGGCCCAGGAAGACCGCCTCTATCAGCAACAACTCAAGGCATTGGATGACCAGTTGGAACAGGCCAATGACTGGCGCGAGTCCGAGCTAAAGCGGCTCGACCAAATCCTGATCGATGCCAAGGAGGCGATGGAGATTACCCTGGGCATCCACCAGGAGACCATCGCCATTGACCAGGCGCTCCAGGCGCTCTCGGAAAGCCTGCTCAAGTTCATCATTACCCGCGATGCCGCCCCCGCGCTGGGTGACCCCACTTACGACCCCGCCGCGGGCCAGGACGCTGCTGCCGAACAGACGGCGGTTATCACCTCCCTCCGCGATCAGGTGATCCTGTTGCGCCAGGAGATGGCTGCCCTCGGTGTAGCACAAACCACCTCGCTGAAGTCCCTGGATGACCGTCTCCTGCGCTGGGATCTGGACGGCTCGCCGCCCTGGCGCGATGACGGCACCGGCCAATCCGTCACCGTGCTCAAGGTCGCCTAACATGCTGCTGATCCCCCCCTCGCCTGTTGATCTGGCCTTTACCGGCTCGTCGCCGACCTATGTCCAATCCGCCTGGGTGACGGCGACGGCCTACGCCAAGGACGCCACGGTGCGCTACGAAGTGGCGAGCGTCTGGTACGACTACACCTGCATTCGCGCCCACACCTCATCCGCCTCGCGCACCCCCACCAGCACC